ACCAATGATTATGTACTTACCGCCGATTCCTCAACGGCTACCGGATTAAAATGGGCGGCTGCTGCTGGTGGAAATAAAACTTACACACTACTAAACACAGGCGGAACAGCATTGAGCGGTTCTTCAGAAGTTACAGTAAATGTCACCACAAAAGAAGATTACGCGGTTTTCATTACTGATATTGCTGTTGGTGTGCGCACCGACCTACAAATGAGAATCAACGGAGATACTGGCTCAAATTATACAACGGTTTTCAACAGAATTGATGCTGACCCTAGCACTATTACGCCGGCTATGATTATTGGCTCTAGCACAACAACGACTTCAATTTATGGCGGCACTCGTTCGGATAATGCTTCCTCAACTATGACTTTTGCGTTATTTGTAAGTGCTGGCAATAGCACTACCTACCATCCTTACACTTTCACTTCCGGTGCGAGTCCTGCCGGTGGAGATGAACACGTTTTAAGATGGGGTCACGGCATCTATTCCGGTTCAGCCGCAATCACAAGTTTCACGATACGAAATGTCAGCGCTTCCAATTTCACCGGCGGCACTATCTATGTTTATGGAGCCTAATATGAAAATAATTGAACGCATAGTAAATACGGAAATAGGCGAAACAGCAGATATTGAGCGCGATATGACGGCTGAGGAATTGGCAGAAAAAGAAGCGGCGGAAGCAAAAATGGAAGCCGAACAAATCGCAAAAGCCGAAGCCAAAGCAAAGCGTTTAGAGCTATTAGAAAAACTAGGCATCACCGAAGAAGAAGCAAAACTCCTTCTCGGTTAGCACAATCTCGTAGGATAGTTACCTACCTAGCAGTACATAGACCTGAGCATTGTCTTAAAACTGCTCGCTTACCTTTAGATTAAGGAGAACGAATGGCACCTTACGGTGACGACATCACAGAAGGCATACCGTATGTACTGTCTAATCCGGCGGGTAATATCAGTTACTCGTCTACCAGTGAGGCTTACGATGTAGCCTTTGCTGGCTTGCCATTCTTCGTTGCAGCATCTGACGATAGTCCCTATCGAAGAGTCACTGCTCAGTACCGTAAGCAACAGTATGATCAGACCAGAGAAGCCGGAGAGCAGTCTCTAACTGGTTGGTGGCTTAGATCTCAGTCATCCTTCCATCTAGGTCAGGGTATCAAGTACTTTGAGCCAGCCCAGGATGAGTCGCTCCGCTTCCAATATACCGAGTCCAAAGGATTAAATGTTTGGACTAAAGGACAAGCAACCCTCATCAACGATGTTGATGTTGGGCATAATACGACTAACACTATCCAAGATAACGGCAAGCCTGGTCAATATCTACGCTCTATTGAGTGGACCAAGAGCGGTAATACCTATCAAGGTTGCCTACTTCTAGATGGCTATGACATAAACAAGATTTATCCAACAATCACGGCAACTGTTACAACTAAGGCTCTGACCTCTAACGTGGCTACTCTTACTACCTCCACTGCTCACGGTATGGCAGTTGGTATGACTGTAGATGTAACTGATGTAGATGCTACATTCGATGGTTCTTATACAATCACAGCAGTAACTAGCACCACCCTTTCCTATGCTAAGACTGCAGGAGATGTAACTTCTACCGCCTCTACAGGAACTGTACAAAGCAATGACACCCACTTCCAAGACTATGCAGTAGTAGGTGCATACAAGGTATATGCCTACTGTGATGATGGTATCTATGCCTATTGGATAGCCTTGATTGACGATGCCGGTACTGATAAGACTGCTATGTATAAGAAGTTGCTCAATGATGATGCAACGGTATCTCCAACCGAAATGTTTAAGACTACTTCTGTGATAGTAAACACTGCCCAGATGGAGTTCACAAAAGAGCGTATCGTCGCTTGTATCAATAACAAAGTATTTGAAGTATCGACTACAGCAGCAGCCCTACCTACTGCCGTCTATACCCATCCAGTAGATAACTTCGTTTACACCAGCATCACTTCATCTGGTGCTGCTATCTATGTCACTGGATATTCAGGCGGTCAATCAAACATTCAGAAGTTCACTCTTACTACTGCTGGCGCTATGCCTACCTTGACCAGCGCTATTACTGCTGCTGAAATGCCAGTAGGTGAACTTATCTACCGTATCTATTACTACCTTGGCTATATGCTAATCGGTACATCTAAGGGTGTGCGAGTAGCAGCAGTATCTGATGATGGTTCTATAGCCTACGGTCCATTGCTATTTAATTCAGAGCAACCAGTCTATGACTTTGCTGCACGTGACCGCTACGTCTGGTGCGCTACTAACGTAGATGGCGCTCCTGGAACTACCCGAATTGACCTTGGCACACAGGTAGCCCAGTTGGTATTTCCCTATGCTTGGGATACCTACTACTCAGCAGATTCAGGACGTAGGACTACAGCCTGTGCTTTTATCAACGGAACCAACCGTATAGCATTTACAACTAATAACGATGGCACCGATGGCTCAGTTTATGTAGAGACTGATGAGGATAATAACGGCAGACTTGTAGAGTCTGGTTACCTACAGACAGGCTACATCCGATATAACACATTAGAGCCTAAGTTGTTTAAGTTAATCCTACCTAGATTTATCTCTACTGACGGTAGCCTTGAGATTAGATCTATTGACTCTGCTGACAATGAATATCTCATTGGTAACTATGCACAAGGTGATGACATCGGTGAGACCGGTATCCCTTATCCAAGCGCTGCTCAAGAGTATCTAGGATTCAAGTTTACAATCAATAGGTCATCTAGCGATAACACTAAGGGACCATTATTCAATGGATATCAAATCAAGGCTCTGCCTGCTATCCCAAGACAGCGACTAATCCAATACCCAGTCTTCTGCTATGACCACGAGAGCGATAAGTTCGGAGTCGAAGTCGGCTACGAAGGTAGCGCTTGGGATCGTATGCAGCAGTTAGAAGCAGTTGAGAATCTAGGCGACACCATCCGCGTCCAAGACTTCAGAACCGGTGAGTCATATATCGGACTCATTGAAGAGATGGATTTCATTAACCGTACACCTACTGACAAGAGATTCTCCGGTTTTGGAGGCATCTTGATTGTCACCATTAGATCCGTATAGGAGCCTTAAATGACCCCTACTGAATGGGCTGGCATAGCCGTAGCCATAACAACCCTTGTAACGGCCTTTGCAGGCCTTGTAAGGTGGCTTGTAAAGCATTACCTAACCGAGTTGAAGCCCAATGGTGGGTCGTCCATTAAGGACAAAGTAAACGCTTTAGAGGAGAAGGTTGACCTTCTCACAGAATTAGTCAAAGAAGCCATTAGGAGATGAATGAATCCGAAGAAAGCCAGCCCTGCTGCTATTGCTGTGCTACACCAGGCGACAGCATTGTGGCCCAAGCGCAAGAAAGCGTCCGACGGATTATTGCCTTCATCGGCACATCGCAAGCAGAATCCCAACAGCGACCACAACACCGGCCTTGCTGTTGATTTAACCCACGACCCGAAGAATGGGGTGGACTGTGCGGAACTATTTGAAAAACTTAAAGAAGACCCAAGGGTTAAGTATCTTATCTTTAACAAGAAGATTTGGTCTAGGGATAAGCATAAGTCTGGCAATCGCCCTTACAGTGGGAGCAATCCTCACACTAAGCATTTACATATTTCTATTGAACCTGATATGGCTAGTGACACTAGCCCTTGGTTCTGGTGGATGAATCAACCTAGCCTTACAAACCAGGTGGTTGCAAAGCTGCAGCCTAAGCCTAAGAAGAAGGTGGCAAAAGGTGCTATCCTTACACCTACTAAGCAGGAAGTGGTCTGCACCTGTTGCAAACTGCATACCTGGTCTGTGAGTATCGAAAGGAAAGCAATCTAATGGAAAAGATAAAGCAAGTATCCCTTACTTGGTTTCGTGCTGCAGCAGCCGCTGCCATTGCACTATACCTAGCGGGAGAAACTGATCTGAAGGTACTAGGAACTGCTGCATTGGCAGGCTTCCTTGGTCCAGTCCTAAAGTGGCTTGACCCATCTGCGAAGGAGTTCGGCAGAGGAGCAGAGTAGTTTAAGAAAGCGCGAGGCAATAAAGGCCCCAGGAGAAATCCTGGGGCTTCTTTTTTGTTGCCTAAATTTGGTCAGGCTTATCAATAGGACAAGGAGCTTTCAATAGGTTGCCACAATTAGCACACTGAACATCAAGGGCATACCAGCAGATCTCGTAATCTTGAAACTGGACATAGGTAGAAAAGACGGTACAACCGCAGATACATTGGTGGGTTGGACCTACTGAGCGTAGGTCGGAAGCCTTGATAGCTGGTAGGCTGTGTCTGTTTTTCAACAGCCGGAGTAGACGGAGACGCATTGCCCAGGACGGCTCCTTCCTGTGGTCAGTCGCCTCGGCGCTTCGCGCCGCCTCTGTCAGTACGGCGCTCACCACAAGCGGCGCCTACCGTAGATTCGCTAACGCTCATATTGTAGAAAGTTTGGGAGTGTCGCAGAAGCGACACGCCGTAGAAGAGGTAAGATTTTTCTGTGACCACATTAGTAGGTATTCAACTAGAGAACCATTGTGTATTAGCTGCAGATAGTCAGATAACTGAGGATAACTTAAGGACTATCTCTACTGCTACTCCAAAGATAATCTCCATTGGTAAGTACCTACTGGGTATCACTGGTGACTCTAGACCTGGTGACATCCTTACCTATAACTGGTCTCCACCGAGTTACAAAGGTGCAGATCCCATCCAATGGATGGGTAAGAAAGTCCTGCCGTCTATAGTCACGGCGTTCAAAGAGAATGGATATGATCCTTATGAAGCTACGAAAGAAAAAGACTCAGGATTCGACTACATTGTTGCGTTTAATGGCAATGTCTTCCATATTGCGACAGACCTCTCGTTCATCCAATCAGACCTGGGACTCTACGGTTTGGGGTCGGGTGGTGCTTTCGGTCTTGGGTATCTCTACGGTCTGTCTACTTCTTATCTTCGCAGACAGCCTGAGCGACACGCCAAGCGTGCCGTAGAAATCGCGTCGGTGCTTGATGTCAATACCCACGAACCTGTACAGTTGGTTACTCAACGACGGGAGTTCTAATGAAAAAGGATTTAGGTAACTGGTCTATCTATATCAATAAATCTAATCTAAGTAATTGGGCAGTAGGCATTGATAGATATCAGGAATGGGATGGCACTTCGCCAAACTATGTAATTGTTGCCAACGTTTATCAGATAAATCTGCTATTCTTTAATGTAACAATCACTAGGTGGTCAAGATGGACATAAAAGAATTATTAGTTAAAGCTCTCCACGACAAGGAGAACAAGAAGGCAAGATCAACTCAGGTTCAGATTGGACCTTCTGAGTTAGGCGGATGCCGCCGTAAGGTTTGGTACCGGTTAAACGGTCAGCCGGAAACCAATGACAACGAGCTAAAGCTCGCAGCGATTATGGGTACTGCTATCCACGCTGCAATAGAGAATGCGCTTGCTGACAATAAAGAAGTCGTGCTTGAACAGACTGTCGAATACGGCGGAATGAAAGCGCACGTGGACTGCTATATCCCATCTACTGGGGCTGTAGTTGACTGGAAGACAGTAAAGGCTAAGAACCTTAACTATTTCCCAAGCAATCAACAGCGTTGGCAAGTACAAGTCTATGGCTACCTGATTAGCAAATCTGGATTGGGGAAGGTTCAGACTGTGAACCTAGTAGCCATACCTCGTGATGGGGATGAGAGGGATGTCCTAGTGCATTCCGAACCCTATGACGAAGCCATCGCCCTAGAGGCGCTCAACTGGTTAGAAGCAATAAAGCAATCGGACACGGTTCCTGATCCTGAAAGGGACGAGAACTATTGTAAGTTTTATTGCAAATACTATGACGCCTCTGGGGAGATGGGATGCGTTGGTATAAAAAAAGAACGTACAAAAACTGAATTACCTATCATTGATAATCCTGATGCAGATACAACTGCAATGGAATATCTACAGCTCGACAACCAGATTAAGGAACTGACCGAACGAAAGGAAGCATTGAGAGATGGTCTTTCTGGATTACTCGGCGTAACTAAATCTGGTTTCGAGATTAAATGGACTGCGGTCCAAAACAATACCGTCGATAAAGAAGCGGTGGAGAAAGCACTAGGCTTCGTGCCAACTAAGCAAGGAAAGGAAAGCGCAAGGCTTTCAATTAAACATACTGGAGGAAACTAAATGGCTGCACCAGAATCAACTAAGTTCCAGGTGAACTTCAAGTCACCCGATGGAACTCTCATCAATCTCTACGCTACAAACAAGGAAGAATTAGAGGCGTTGCTAACAGCAGCGCAGGACTTTTCCGCCCTTATTGCAAGCGTTAGCCAATCTTTCTCAGGCGCTGCTGCAACTGCGCCCGTTTACAATAATCCAACACCAAAGCAAGTAGCTGCTGAATACCCTTTTAACCAAGCCGCTGCTCCAGCGGCAGGCGGTCACGTTTGTCGTCACGGCAATATGAGATACCAAGAGGGAGTAAGCGCGAAAGGACCTTGGAAGGGCTGGATGTGTGCGTCACCTAAAGGAACGCCACAATCTGAAAAATGCCCAACAATCTGGGTCAGGTAATGTTATGCGAGAGCCGCGTAACTACGAGGCTCCGCTATGTGCAGAAGTCGATGGTGATATCTGGTTCCCAGATCACGGTGGAAGTGCGCCAAGTGTACAAGTTGCAAAGAGAATCTGTAGTCAATGTACTCATCGACTTGAATGCGCCGAATGGGGTATTCACAATGAACGACACGGTATCTGGGGAGGACTTGCTCCAAAGCAGAGACAGGCAATCCGTCGTAAACAAAACATAATTCTACCGAAGGAGAAAAGTGCTTAGGCTAGATAGGGCTTGGCGCAGTTCTCATAGCAACGCAGAACCTTTGCCGGTGGTTTGGAAAGACCTAACGACAAAGGATATAAAGTTCCGGCGCGGTCAAGTGTGTATGGTTGCCGCTGCACCTAACGCTGGAAAGTCTATGTTCGCTATGATCTATGCAATCAAAGCCCAAGTGCCTACACTTTTCTTCTCGGCAGATACTGACACTGCAACAGTAATGATAAGAGCTGCTGCACATATCTCAGGCCACGTACA